GATCTTATCTGTCAACTGTTTCAGGCCAGCGGCCATTTCCTTGATCTTGGATTGACTCTTCGCAATCTCACCCGCACGAAAGATCTCAGTGATCTCCTGTTTGCAGGTTGGGCAATCTTCGTGGTTCAAGTAGAATTCAGCGTTCTTGACGAGGGTTGATGCCTTGCCGTCGATCTGATACCTGAGTGCCGTGAGTTCATTGAACTTCTTACGTAGGGTACCTTCCTCAGTTGTCAATTTGACCTTCTCAGCAATCTTATCTTTGAGTTCCTTGTTGGTGACTTCGATCTTCTTGATATCTGAAATACACTCATCAACCATCTTCTGATGATCTGTCTTGTTATCTTGTTCGATCTTTCTCAGAGTGGTGATGTTGCTCTCTAGGCCCTTGATGTCATTCTCAGACATGAGTACAGAATTACTGTAGAGATTCAAACGACCCTTGACTAAGGCGTTCATTGTGGAGAAGATCTGAATATCCAATAGATCTTCGATCAAGGTGCGACGCTCTGCCGCAGTCAGTTTCATGAAAGGTACGTAACTTGATGCACCAAGGATGGCTACCTGAGTGAAGGTCTTGTAGTTGAAACCCAAGATACCCTCAAGTATGGCCTGTGCATCCTTAGCCCCAGTGATCTCCATAAGTTTGTTATCTTTATAGATCTCAAACTTGGCCGGTGCGACACCACGGAATATACCGTATTGGTGATCGTTCTTCTCAAAGAAGCAATGAATTTCACAATCCTTCTTGTTGATGCTGTTGACCAGATCGGCCTTATTCACTTTGCGGAATGGTTTGTTGAACAAGACCAAACAAATGGCATCCAACAGGGTTGACTTACCAGAACCGTTGACGCCAACGATAAGGGTCAGTGGGTCCTGATCCAAACGAATCTCAGTCCACACGTTGCCGGTGGCGTTGAGATTCTTGTAGGCGATTGTCTTAAACTGAATCATGGGCTTGTTTGTACAGGTCACGCATGATGCTCTTCAGCCTATCGTGATCAAGGGTGGTATCCACTTCATCAATGTACTGGTCGATAACCGTCATAGTGTCGGCTACATTGGTGATTTCGGCTGTGCTGCTGGTGCTCTCTGTCTGGTCATCGATCTCGATCTTGTGCGGAGTGTTCGCTTGCAGTGACTTTAGAAAGACATCAAACTTGCTTTGGTCGGTCTTCTGAAGAACCGTTACACGTACAATCCTACCGTCCAGATTTGGAGGTATGAAGTAGTCATCATCCTTGTATTCAATCTTGTGGAACATCTTGAATGGGTTCTGGATGAACTCCAATTCACGGGTGGTGGTGTCGAAGATATGGAAGCCACGTGGGTCATTATAGTCCAACCACGTTATCTCGTAGGTGTTACCCAAGTAGAAGATGTGACCATCGGTTGACTTGTGGTGATAGTGGCCGGTCATGACCATTTGGAACTTCTTGAATAGTTCACGATCAAGACCGAACTTGGAAACATTGTGTTGGTCCATCAGGAAACCATTGAGTTCCAAATGACCCATGGCGACTGTGGCTGGCACCTTCTGGATAAACTCCATGGTGCTGTCGAAGTTTGTCTTATTGATCCAAGGGATCAGAGCGATTGGGGTGCCGTCGTACATCTGGACGCAACATTCACTGAAGACACGCATGTTAGGGTAGTCCCCATACAATTCCTGAATGGCGTTGGGGGTGTTTGAATACCTGTGATTAGGGGCATCATGATTTCCCACAAGGACATCCACTGATATACGGTTGGCTCTGAGACGATCCCAGAAGCGAGAGCGCCAACTGTTGGCGATAACGTACGTGATGTACTTCTGTCGTTCAACGGCATCACCAAGATGAATCACCTTCTTGATGTTGTGATATTCCAGATAGGGGAAAAATGTCTGCTCCCAGAACTGGAAGAAGTAGTCGTTGAACACTGGACTTTCGCCGCGTGCTCCAGCATGTGTGTCGGTGATGAGGGCAATCTTCATATTGTTCTCGCTGGGGAACCAACAGTTTATACTATAATCATAGGATTGTCTATTGGGGTCTCGTCATATATGGTCTGTCTTCTTCTATTAACACGTTCTATAACAGAGGTAACATTACTCTTCTGATAGATAAGATTGGATCTTAGAACATCTTTACTAGGACCATCTATTGGATGAGGAAGTGGTGGTGTCATCGATGTATTCGTTTGGTGCTATTCTTAGAACTCTTCTTCTTCACTGCCTTCTTCTTGGCCTTTGGCTTCACCTTCTTCTTGGCATCTGCCAGTTTATCCTTCTTCTCCTGAGCCTTCTCTTCGTAGGTCTTAATGAAGTCGGAGATGTTCTCGTAGACTTGGAACTGGTTGTTCACTGCGGTCTCGCTGATGCCATCAGACTGGCTCAACACACCTAGTTGCTCATGGAATTTGTACTTCGCGTACAGTTGCTTCTTCTCCTTCTGGATTCGACGGACGAAAGCGTAATAGGTGATCTGGGTGAAGTAGGCATGTGGGTTCTTGTACTTCAGGTTGAAATTGTCGAAGTAGAGAATGCAATTCTCGATACCGTCACCGATCAGTTCTTCCCTGAAGGTGTACTTGGCGAAACGGGGGAGGTGGGCGAGGTTCTGTGCGATCAGGAGCAAACACTGACCAATGTAGTTGGAGATCGCTGGCTTTGGCTTCTTCAGAGCCTTGGCTTCTTTGAGATCCTTCTTTCGTTTGATGATCGCCTGATACAGATCGGCATTGTTCACGTAATTATTCTTGGCCATGATATTGTTATTCTTCCTAAAACTTGACATTAAGAAAACTTTAGTATAAGATTCAGAACACCGTTCGACCAATACTATATAAGAAGCACGGTTAATATTACAGTTCGATGTTGTACTTGCTGACCTTCCAGCCCTCTTCGTTGTAGTACTCCAACCTCTTGACGAACTGTCTCAGGGTGAAGTTGATGAACTCCTTCCCTGAACGTAGATCATCCGTGATGTCATAGAGGGTCATCGAATCCTTCCCCTCAGCCAACCTTAATCCACGACCAATAGACTGCAACACCCTGATCCTTGACTTCGAAGGTGAAGCAAAGATGATGTGGTGAATGTTCTTGATGTTCACCCCGGTTGAGAAGACGCCATAGGACGCAATGATAATAGTGTCATCGGTGTTCTCGGCCAGACGACGAACATCTTCCCTGATTTCCACATCAGTGGAACCATTCACAATGAACACCTGCTCGTCTGCTCCAAGGGTGATCAACACATCAGCCAATGATTGTCCATGGTCGATGTAGTTGAAGAGGATCAGGACATTATCCTTCAGACTCTTGGCCAGATTAGCAATGAACTGATTTCTGCGTTGATGTGCGACCAGATAGTCCATCTCGGCCTTCCAAATCGCTCTGTAATCCTTGCCTAGTTGGACTGCCTGCTTCTTCAGTGCCTTGGCTTCTTCTTTCCTGTGCTTCAGGATCAGAGCCTTGGGTTTGATCTTAGCAATCAATCCTTTGTCCTGTAGATCCTTCGTCGTCGTCAGTTTCGTGTGTGGGCCGAAGTGACCCTCTACAACCATACGATGTGTCTGGGTGCCGTCCAGTGTTCCAGTGGTACCAATGCGATACTTGGCATTCACCAGAGAGCACATGATCTTCTTCAGACTCTCAGCCTTGAATCCATGGGCCTCATCCCCAATCACGTAGTCAAACTGTTCGAACCACTTCCTTGGCATGTCATAGATCGACTGCCATGTGGAGATCACAATCTCCTTGTCCACTGTCTTACTCTGACCCTGATAGATGGTCTGGATTCTTGGACCCAGTTTTCCATCTGAATAGTCAAGGAAGTCGGATTCTAACTGTGCCACCAGATTGATGGTAGGCACTATGATCAACCCTCTCTTGCAACCACCACCATTTTTATGGATGAGGTAGCGAGTGATACCATACATCATCAGGGATTTCCCAGAGGCGGTTGGAGAGACCAGCAGGATCTTCTTGTACCTGAGAGCCTTCGCCAAGCCAATGATCTGGTGCTCATGGGCCGTGATGGACTTGCCACCAGACTGAGGGTTCAGGGCCTTGAACCACTCCTCAGCCTCTGCGACTGAGAAGTTGGCTAGTGTATCCAAGCCATCCTGAATCTCGACCTTTAGATTGCGTTCCTGTAGGAACGCAAGGACGTATCTCAACAGTCCACCATATAGTCTATGTGTGGCCGCAGAATAGAGTCGAATCTTACCATCCCATTTTCTTGGTCTACATTTGTACAGTGGATGATACTGGTACTTCGGAGCAAACATGGTAAAGAACGAATTCAGGTCAGAAGCAACTGATTCTTCCGCACAGTCAACCGCAATGTAAGACTCATCGATCTTACGAATGATCACATCTGGGTTAGACATTGCCTTGGGTGTACTTGATCCAGTCGATGTATCCGCGTAGGTCGAAGGATCTATTATTGATTGTCTTCAGGATCGAACCACAAAGTGTAATAGCCTCTTCGTGGATGGCGATCTTCTGCTCTAGAGCCTGTAAGGCTGGGTCCGCATCCAAGTATAGGCCAATATCTGACTTTAGGACCAAGGGGAACTGCTGTAAGCCGTTCTTCTCCAGATCCGCCTGCGTCATGCGTCCATTGTAGTAATCGCTCCTGAGCCTTCGTAGAGCGTTATAGGCCAATCTCTGACCCTTAAGCGCCAATGAGTGGCGCATTAACTGTTCAGCGTACTTGGAATGGAGGTTTGGATTGCGCAGGAGTTCCTTTCCCGGCTCGGTGGAGTCGATCTTGGAATCGTTCTGCCATTCGTTGTTCAGTGCCTCTAACGTCATTCGATCCATTATTGTAATTCTCGCAGAGACACGTGTAGGACCCTAGAGGATACTCTAAGATACCATAATAGTCAAGGAGTTAGGAGAGGGTCTGAGGGAATCGAGTAATCACGTATTTGGTATAGTGGAATTCAGCAGTTGCCACCATAGGGGTTGTGGCTGGTTGCTTGACATCGAACTGGAGACCACTGAGGGCGGTTGGGAACATCAGATCGAACTCGACTGCAATGATCGGGTTGTTCTGGTTGTCGAAGTATGTCAGGGTGGCACCTGAGTACTGTGGCTGTTGTGAATTGAGTAGCAGTCTTGATTGAAGGTTCAGGTTCTTGTACTGATCGCTGGAGTCTGGGAAACCGATGCCCTGAAGCCAGTCAAAAATACATGTCCAAGAGAATAGATCCTCATCAACAAGGAAACTGACTTCCATAGGAGCGAAGTGGAACTTGTTGCCGGGGATGGGTGCGTTAGCACCTTGGGTTGGCTGGACGGCGGGGTCAACACGAACACCGGGAAGGTTCACCGACTGACACATGAGGGTCATTGTAGGCAGACGGGAGAATGACAGGAGGAACTTGTCCGCCTGCGCGAAGCTGGGGCTTCCGATCACACCACCGGTTGAGATTACGTTGTTTGCCATATTGGATATTTATGTCTTTAGTGCCACAAAGTAGTTGTGTTTCTCTTTGTAATCCTTCAGTAGGATCTGCTCCATGTCGTCATAGACCTTCTCCTGTCGATAACTTCCCACACCAAAGATTTCATCGAAGATCCCCTCAGCCTTGTCTGTCTCTTCTGCACCGATTGGTTTGAATACATCCTGCGATGAGGTGGTGGTCATTTGAGTGCAGATCTGAATGCCGTCCATGTAGTAGTTCGTGCGACCGGCCTTCTTGTTGGCGGCAGCGAGCCAGTTGTCACCATAGAAGATCTTGAATCTTGCATCGATTGGACTGTAGTTGTCCTTGTGCATGAACATGAGGATTCCCCAGCACAGGAGTGGCATGTGATGGGTCACTGCCCTTAGTTTGACTGGGAGACCACAGGTGATCTTCTGTTCCTTGATGCTCCTTTCCTTCTTGAGTGTGTCATGGGCTACACCAATGACACCCACATCCTTTGTCGTCAGTGGTTCCAATTGATCGAAGAGGGTGGGGTCGAAAAGAACATCATCGGAGAGAAGGCAGATCTGCTCGAACTGGGCAGACTCTACGCCAAGGTTCCAAGCCGGGTTGACGTAGGTGTTTGTACCTTTGTCGATGACCTTGAGTTTGGGGTGGTTTAGGAACTGGTTGAAGCCCGATGGACGGACGACATTGGCATTGTCAATGATGATGATTTCACCAACTGACTTCATGGCCAGAATAGAGGGAAGCATGATGGCCAGTTGGGCACCACGCCACATGGTTGGACAGATCACTGAGAACATAATAATCCTTGGAACGTTAGAGCATTTGGGATACTCCTTTAGCGACTGCTGTTATTTATAGCAAGCACAAAAGAAAAGGGCACCCTGAAGGTGCCCTGAAGAATCATGTAGGGTTAGGTAGGTAGGTCTTACTGAACCTGTGAGATGGTGCAGAGTTCAACAAGTGAGTTAGCATTTGAACCTGTGTTTGCTGCGCCAAGAACCGTCAAACAAACTAGATTCGCTGCACTCAAAACACCAACATTTGAGATACCATTAGCTGTACCATTGTTGATAATGATGCTACTTGGATTGAAGAATGGGCTGTTCTGAGGCTGTTCACCCAAACATACAACTGACCACTGAGTATTACCATTTGCTCCCTGACCTGCTGCGTTCAAGCGACAAGTTACCAAGAACTCTGCTGCCCATGTACCATTGAGTGCATTTACAGGAAGAGTGGTTTGGCAAACGACTGGATCTGCTGCATTGGTATTAGAACCAATAGCAACTTGCAAAGTCGTTGGGAATTGTATTGATTCACTACCATATAACAGCGGTGGGTTGATACCTGCTACAGAAATACGATATTGCTGACCATTAGCTACGTTAGCTGAAGATGATACATTCAACTGGAATGTGTTTGACAATATCGTAAACAGACCACCAGTTGCACCGATACTGTTTGCCAGTTTCTCTGCGCTGATGAAGATTGCTGCATTTGCTGCCATGTGTGATTACCTTATTTCGAGAATTCGTTCTAGGAGTCGGGGGTCCGGTGAAGGACCCCCTTCCTAGTTTGTGTCCCTTTGAAGGGATCTTCTTGTTATAACCTTACAGATTACTTCAAGTTGGCGATGATGAACTTGCGGTACCAGAGGTTGGTGTTGTTCGCTGGCTTACCATCGGTCACAGTTGTACCCTGTGCGAATGGGTTAGCGACTAGACCGTAACGGGTCTTGAAACCAATCTTAGGCTGGAAGTTCGCTGGGTCGATAGCACGAACCATCTGTAGTGGGACGTAAGGGCAGTAGAACAAGCCCGCATCGTACGCCACGTTACCCTTGTAACCGACTACAGCGTAGTCAGCACCAGAGACAGAGAATGGATCCACATAGACCTTCAAACGGCCGAACAAGGTACCTGCGAAGGTGTTGCCGGTGTCATCAACATTCAAGTTGGTGCTGTTTGATAGGGCTGAGTTGTAGTCCAATAGGCCGGTCATTGCGAGGGCTGAAGCGACATCCGTTGAGCAGATGAGCATGTTACCCTTACCACGACGGGTGTCCTTCGCGATCTTGTTACACTCACGTTCGATAGCGTAGATCAAACCCTTGTAGGTTTCTACCTGCCAACGACCTGCTGAGTCACCACCAGAGACGGCTAGGTTATAGACGCCGGGGGTGCCAGTGTACTGTACGCCAGCGACTGCTGATGCGTAGATAGTACGGATAACTTGACGGTTGATTTCAGCAAGAAGTTCCGTTGACATCATGTTTGCCAATTCGGTTTCTGCATCCAAGCCGTGGATTGCCTTGAGGTCCTGAGCCAATTCGAGGGTGTACTCTGACTTCAAACCACGTGTGTTTGCAGTGACAGTTACCTTTTCGATGGTGAAGCCCATTTCGTTCCAAGCAGTTGCGCCACCAAAGTCTTCGCCAGTTGCCGTTGAAACGCCGTTACCGGTGTTGGCTAGTGAGAAGTATGAGGTGTTGCCAGTTGCTGGGTTGACGTTTGCGGTGTCAAATGCGGTGTGAGTACCAGTACCTGACCATGCAGTGTTGGCTTCATTGAAGAGCGCTTCTGCGTCGATGGTGTTAGCCGTGTTGGTGATCGATGCATTTGCGTACTTTGAACGCATTGCGAAGATCAAGCCGGTTGGGCCGGTCATTGGCTGAACGCCGCAGACATCGTACGCGATCATGTTAGGAAGTGAACGACGAACCAAGCTGATTAGGATTGGATCGAAACCAGCGACTGGACCACCAGCTGCTGCTGCGCCTGAGTAACCAGCTGCCGTACCACCACCACCTGAGTTGTTAGGTGGGAGGGTTTCGTTAAGCTGGAAGCCCTGTTCGGTCATAATCTGACGTTCTTCGCGGAACGCACCCTGTGACTCCATGTTTTCCAACATGATAGCAAGGTGGGCACGCTTTGAGCGACCGACTACTGTGTTTGAAGGGATTGCGCCAAAACCATCGCCAGTGGCTTCGACAATTGTCTTCCACTTGTTCTTTGCGTGTGTTACTAGCTGTTCGTTGAGCATTTCCATTTTATTATCCTATTCCTCTTAGAGGGAAATTGATGTTGAGTGTTGAATATTACGAATTAACGTAGGGTTCTGCGTAGGGCTGCAACGGCTGGGCTAACCTGATCAGTTTGCTTGTGCTCGACTGCTCCATCTACAGACTCAGTTAGGGCAACTACTGATGCCTTACTGTCCTTCACCTTTGGTGTAGAAGCGTAACCTTCCTTGAGGACGGAAACCTTCTTCGTATAGTCGTCTACTGTGACGAATTCAACACCCTCTGCGAGTGTTCTTACCTTTTCGGTTTGTGTGGCGGTGAGACCTTCACAAACTTTATTTATAATCTTGCTCTTCTCAGCCTCGTTGACTGACTTCTGAAGTGCTGCATTGTTGTTCAATGCCTCGTTTACCTTCGCGGTCAATTCTTCGATCTGATCTTGCTGAGCGGCAACTAGGTCACCCTGTTCTTCTGGCACATCTACATAGTGCTCAGCAAATAGGTCCTTCAAGCCGTGGATGAAACTCTGTACGACTTCTGAACGTAGTCCAGACTCGATAGCAACTTCATTGTTCTTGACCCACTCTGGAACCATGAGGTTCAAGTAGTTGTCAATCTGTTCGGCTAGTTCTGCGCGGGTTTCCTCAACGGCTTCTTCGGCCGCTTCAAGGATCTGCGTCTCTAGTTCTTCGACTACAGCAACGGCACGCTTGAGCACTGCTGCTTCAAATATGGTGCTTGCCTTGGTCATGAATTCTTCTGATAGGGATTCGCCACTGAATAGGGCTTCCATGTCTTCCTTAACACCACCAACAGCAGCCATTGCAGCCTTGATCTCTTCCCAACGCGATGCGCGTGCGGCTTCGATATCGGCTTCTTCGTTAGCGTGGGTCTTAACCTTGTCGCCTGAAGTTGATAGTGCGTCTTCTAGATCTGTGGTATTGGTGCCGTGAGCCTGACCGTTAGCAGTTGCTGCCAACTTGTGCATTGGTTCGTGGGTACCTGCGTCTGGCTGGGTGCCGGGAGCAGTTGCTGAAGGTGCGCCAGCAGCTGACTTGCTACCAACGTCGCCGCCCTGTGGCTCTGCGTATGAAGAACCGCCGATGTCACGAACAGCATCCAAGCCTGAACCTGTGTTGTCCAACTTGTGCATGCCTTCTTTTGAAGCGCCAGAACGTGATGCGTCTAGAACTTCCTTAGCAGCTTCTGATAGGGTCTTCTTAGCCATGAGGGTTTAACTCCCGAGATGATATGATGTTATTTATAATTGTCGAAACTTAAGAGCCGTTAGAGAGAAGATTGAGGAACTTCTCCCAATTCTTAATTGCTCTTTCTTCAAGTTGTTTACGCTTGCCACGCATGATATCTTCATGCATCGCAGCGATGTTAACTTCCTTTACAACGCCGTTGTCCCAAACCCATTCCTTACCTTCCATGATGCCACGGACGAATGCGTCTGGTGCTGATGGATCGGCTACGATATCACCTGCTGTTGCGAGGTAGTAGTCGTCCTGAACCATCTGAATTGTGCCTTCCTGTACAGACTTCAAAGAACCCATGCCACGTGTTGACATGCCGATCTTGACATCATCATCAAGAAGGTTCTTGACGATGTTACCCATTGGGGTACTAAGGATCTTAGCCTTACCAATGAAGTTATTGCCTTCTTGTTTGAGTGATAGGAACTTGTGTGATGCGCGATCATAGTTGATCGTTGGAGTGTCTGGGTGACCTAGTTCGCCAACCGCACGATTCTCCATGATGTAGTCCTTGTTGTAACGTGCTGCTTCGCGAGCAAGCACGGAAAGAGGATACATACGACCGTTACGATTCTTCAGTTCAGCCTGCATCAAGACGCCTTCGACGTGATAGCTCTTTGGCTTGCCGTCTTTGGCCTCTTCGATAATGGCATGAACAGCATCGTTAATTTCGGTGATGAGTTTCATCTGTGCTTATTACTCTGCGATGACCTGTGTTGTGGTCGTTGGCTGATAGTTGGCAATGTCCTTGTTCACCTGTTCCAAGTTGCGGAACAATGGTGTGTTACGGGTGATGCCATCTGGGTCGATCATGCGCGAACGGCGCAGATCACCTTCAAGACGATTCTTTAGACCTTGGAGATCTTCTAGTGACTTAGACATGTGGTACTGGACCTGTGTGAACAACGTGTGTCTTGCCGCCATCTTCCCAAACACGGAACTTTGAGGCTGGGTGAGTGTAACCACCTTCTGGGTGATGATGTGCCTGCTTGTGAATGGCGATGTAGTGATGATCGTGTGTACCAAGACTTGTTAGTGGTGGAACTTCAGCCAACTTGTGGATATGGAATGCTTCTGATGGTGAACCATACTTGTGAAAGCGATGGATTTCGTGCATCATATGGCCGACTGAGCCTTCAACGACACTTTCGTCCAACTCGTTGCCGTGCTGCACAACAGACTCATCCTGACGGTCGCGCTTGTCCTTCTTCTTGTTCAAGTAACGGCGAACGGCACGCTTCTGACGTGCTTCGTCACTACCTTCCATGATTGCTGCTAGAATTGCCATACTTAACGTCTCCCGCCAGTGAACCCTTTGAGACGACGCAGACTTCTGCGACGCTTCATCAAGGTGCGCGCCATCTTTGAACGGCGCTTGATCTTACCTCTACGCTGACCGCGCTTGCGGTTCAGTCGCTCTCTCGTACTCATTCTCTGAAGTCGGCCACCACGTAGGCTGTAACCTTTTACTCCAGACTTGCGTACGTTCCTTTGTACCTTTCCATTGCGAATGCGAACTCTGATCCTACGGATGCGAGGCGCTTCAGCAAGGAATTCAGCAAACGTCTCCATGGTTTAGAACCATAGGTTCGTGTTAGCCCAACCAGCTGGGTTACCCAAGTAGGTGACGCCACCAACGTTCGCTAGAATCTGTTGTTTGTCCTTGACGAAGGTTAGAACGAAGTTGAATGAGTTACCAGCCTGTAACTGGCTAACAACATAACCAACATCACCAGATGGTGTGTTAGCATTGTTGAAGATTGATATACCATCGAACACAGCAGAACCGATCTGACCGAAGGTCATGATGGCTACATTGGTGTTGACAGTTGAGATCCAGTTGAACTGAATGTAGCCAAGTGCGCCGACATCCATCGAGAACTTAACGTCTGTCAATGAAAGTGGGCAGAATGACTGGGTATTGACTGCACCGAAGAGTGTGTTGGCTGCAACAAGAACACCACCAGCGTTCACGTTCCAAGCAGCATTCGCAACTCCGGTCACTTTGATAGTGAGATAACTGTCATCATCACGGATGATCTGTGTTTCAACTACATTATTTGCCATGGTTACTTACCCTTCTTCTTGGTGATCTTCATGTGATCATCAACGAAATTAGCCACTTGCTGGATACCGCTGTGACCTGCGTTAATCATTCTTTCGATTCTGCGTCTATTGCCGGGTGTTGCCACCGACCATATCTTCAGAACCTTTGTCGCTGCCTGTGGGCAGACTCTTGAGGACGGCGCTCCTGCCTTAAACGTCACATCACCAAACTGTTTGCTACGTGCGATATGACGAAGTTTATGGAGGATAGCCTCACTCAGATTCGTATCGTTGATCATCTCAACATGCTCACGCATGCTTGATTCAAACTTGCCGTAGTGGACGTTGGCTTTGCCTATGTCCCCTTCGGTATGGAACTTTGCTGCGTTACGGAAATGATTTGAAGCATCTGTTCCGTACTCGCGCTCTACCTTACTCACAATATGATCGGCAGACTTGTGGTCTCCGGTGCTCAAATGGTGTAGGTATTCACCATACATGTCGTCGTGCGCCATTTCCTTGATCTGCGCGATGGCCTTCTTGCCACCGATCTTACCCTTGGTGTAGGGCAGCGTCACTTCTAGACCAAGCGCATCATTAACGTACAACGCTACGCTCTGGTTTCCCGGAAGCTGGCGAATCGCCTTTCTGCGCAGCACGACCATCATTGGTGGATCCTGCATCCCACCCGCTTCGTCTAGTGCCGCTGATGTGAACTCACTCAGTGGCTTGCTCATAGATTACTTGACTTGAGGCTTCAACCAACGATGGAATGAACCTTTGTCATTGGTCTCTTCACTGTTGAAAAGATCAGCGGCAACCTGCTCGCGTAGATTTTCCAATACCAATGAGACCTTCTCTGAGATTGCCTCATGAAGTTCTGTCTGGAAGCCCAAGGCATCCTTGGCTTCAGCAAATGCGATTAACTTTGACATACGAGTTCCACCGGTAATAGGTTAGATGTAATGATATTTATGAAATTAAGCAACGAGCCATGCGACGCCTGACACAACACCATAGATAATCGATACACCCATGATTCCCATGCCAAGGACTGCGAACAAGAAACTGTCTTCACGACGGCCATAGGCGTTAAGCAGAACACCTAGCGTGAATGCGCCAGTGACTATTAAGTTATGATCTACTAGCCCCATTATTCATCAGGGTGTGTGTTGGAGAATCTATCATTCAGTTCTTCAGGATTTGAGGTAGGTAATGATCTGTCGTCTGGACCTAGTTCACCGGGTGCCTGTGCTGACATTGGCGGTGGTGACATTTTGGCAGCATCCTTAGCCAACTCGTCTTCCTCATCATCGATCTCATCCTTCATTTCCTTGATCTCTGCCTCATTGAGCATCAATACATTCTCATAAACCCACAGCTTTGAGAAGTAGACGCCGACGAACGGCTGGATCAGACCCAAGGTTTGCATGCGGTTGGTCCACAGTTCTTGGTCCTTTAGTTCAGCAAAGTTGTTGTCCTTGATGAAGTCATAGATGATGTCTTCCTTCATCTCATGCCACTCTTCAAGTGTGCAGACACCCTTGAGAGCCAACTGGCGGGACATCAGTTCATCGAATAGGATAGCGAAGCGTGCACGAAGGCGGCTAACAAACTTGTCGAACTTGAGTTCGTCACGGGTGATCTCGTTGGACTTACCAAGTGAGAATCCCTGTGTTGGTTCCAAGCGTGATACTGGAACGCCCAATGCCCTGTACAACTTCTTTTCGAAGTAGAGTACATCTTCCATCTGACCAAGATTTTGGCCTGCTGGGAGTGTTACGATCTCAGTTGCATTACCGGTGCTCTTACGAGGCATCCAGAAGTCTTCGATCATTGAATAGTGACGGGTTGTGTCCTGAATTTCACCGGTAGTGCCATCATAAGTCAGCTTGTTTCTGTAGCTGTTCATGATGTCCTTCATGTACTGCTCTGCCTTCTTGTTAGGCATGTTTGACACGTCAACGTAGAATACGCGACGCTCAGGAGCACGACTGATACGATAGATGACCGTTGCGTCTTCTACGAAGCGCAACTGGTTCATCGGACGGATGGCCTTATGGAGGTATGATAGGACGGTTGACTTGACTGGATCGAATAGACCGCTGGTGACCATGACAACTGAGTCTTCGGTCAACTTGACGCCACCAGCAAAGTTGCCGATGATCTGAGGGGACTGAACGTTGTTGTTGACCGTCTTCTCGTTGTAGAGGTAGAACACGTCAACGCGGGTGATGACTTCGACGCCTTGAGCGTCCTTTTCTTTGGTGATATTGCGGATCTTACGGACACGACGTGGGTCCATGTAAGTCACTTGCTGGATACCGTCGCGTGGGTTTTCCTTGTCTATCGTCAGATTGTAATAGACCTTACCATCAGTGTACCAGCGGCGGAAGATGTCTGAGCCGAAGTTGTTGAAGTCTAGGAGACGTAGGACGTTGGAGAACTCTTCGCGAATCTTGGCTTTGATAGAATCGGGTTGCTTGAGTTTGTCTAGATCGATCTTAACGATCTGGCCATCTTCATCATGGACAACTGCTTCGTTGACCACATCATCAATGGCGTTCTCCATCTCTGGCTGCATCGACATAGTGCGATACTTGGAGAGAAGATCGATTTCGGAACGGTAGGTACCATCAAGGTCAACGTAGATGCCATAGTGTGCGCCCATCTGGACGTTTATGGCACCGTCTTCCATGGTAGGGGAGACTGGTGTCTGTTCGATGCGTTGAGGGTTCTGTTGACCCCCTGCGGTGTCCCCAGAGGGCAATGGCTTGCCATCCTTACCCTGACGGGTGAGGGTCCAGCCCCATAAACGGAAGCCTTGCTGTCTTTCTGGTGTGATGTCAGCCATTTATATCTCCATCATGAAAAAAGGGGGACGCTTGAGCCGTCCCCTCACGATCAATTACAGATTCAAACTGATGCCAACTGAAGGTCCACCAGCCAAGCCCGGATCCAGCCAATACTGGTAAGCAAGCGTGACGCTGTATTCTTCAATCGAATCGTTTGATGCCCAGTCAAGGTCGATTGGGCTGATGTCCACTGGGAACATGCCAATGATCTGGTACTGCTTGAGGATGCTGCCAGCCTTACCGTACTGGGTGACCAGTGCATTAGAGCCGTAGCCGCCATCGATTACAGTTGCTTGTGGGTTACGGATGTTGCCGCGTGGATCGTTCAGTGAGTTAATCCACTGCTCGAACGCATTACGGATGATGAAGTCTTCATCGTTCAACACTGTTACTGTCCAGTCTGCATATGAACGGTTACCAGCCAACTTTACTTCACGACCGAAGTAGAAGGTTGGGGTGGTGCCGATAGATGAGCCGGGTAAGTGAGATGAACGAACCTGAACCTGTGCCTTAGGACCAGCGATGGCACCAAGGGTTACGAAGTTAGGGAATGACAACTGAACATCAAACAGGTTACCACGTGCGCCATCGCCCGTTAGTGCTGTACGGAAGGTGTCAATATTAAATGCCATTCTTGCTTACTCCTTAGAACTGACCAATGATGGTGTTAAAGTTCACACCGTTCTGGACAGCAACGAAGTTCAACTGGATGAAGTTGATGCTGAAGTTAGGAACGATGTAGATATCACCCACGAACTGGTTAGAATTGATGATGAATGGGGTGTTGTTCGTCTGGTCGCAGACAACCTTAAAGTCTGTGATACCACGACGACCCTTCACTGTGGTCAAGAATGGGGTAATCAGGTTGGTGAACTGAGAACGGGTGAATGCATCATTGAACTCGAACAATGAGGTTCTTGATGCCTGACTGATTGCCTTCTCAAGTACGATGAACAGACGACGCACGTTGATGTGGTCGAATGCTGAAGCGTAGTTCAAGAATGTCTTATCACCGAAGAGGATCGTGCCCTGACCGGGGAATGAGACAACTGGGTTGACGCCAGCTGAGTACAAGGTATCACGATCAGCCTTGCCGGGGTTGTAGGCCAGCTTGACTGAGTTCTTGATAGTACCACGCTGTAGACCGGCTGGTGACCACCATGGGTCACGTAGGTTGTCGGTCTGGGCACATAGGCCAGCGATGTCAGCATTCAATGGGATCCAACGGTAAGCATCGTTGTACTTGTCGTACATGTACTTGTAGCCAGAATCCATCACAGCGTAACTTGAACGTGCGTTTAGCTGGTTAGCGTAGTTGGCGATAGAAGTTGCCTGACCGGTGACATCCTGAGTGTTGGCCAAAGGTGGGCTGATGAACGCTACAGCATCCTTACGGACCTGTGCGACGCTCTGAACCACGAATGACTGGAGGGTGTTACCTGCATCTGCCGTGAACAATAGACCGACATCAACCTGTTCAACGTTAGCGAACAATGTCCATGCGGTTTGGAGGTTAGCAGTTGTGATCGTACCATCCTTACCACCTGCCAACGTAAAGACGTTAGCAGCGCCTTCGTTAGCGCTGTTTGAGGCCACGAATGCAGATGATGGAATGTTCCAACCGTTCGCATTTGATGATGGGATACCAGTTGAATAGATGTAGCTTGACTTGTTGAACAATACCGTGTGGTAGAAGTTGTTTGCGCCAAGTGGGGTGGCTGAGTCCTGAAGACGTGAAAGACCCTGATACTTCTCAAGAACTGTGTTTGCCTGACCGGTGAAACGACCACCAGCATCAATGACGATGACGTGTAGTTCGTCGCCAGTGTTAGCACCACCAGAGATATTGGTCAACCATGGGCTGGTGTTAGGACCGAATGGGAACTGGTTAGCGAAGATGAAGTTAGGGCTGTTTGCGTTGGTTGCATCAGCGACCCAAGCGGCGTTGCTGGTCCAAGCGACAACCTTCAGACTATTACCAAGAGCACCCGGATAACGGGCAGTCCATGGGTTACCTACGACGTAGGTGCTGAATAGGTTGTTGAAATAGTCGTCTTCGTTGTTAATGACGACGTTGGTTGCAGCATTTGAAGTTGCGTTGTTGGTACCAGTACCGCCCGCACGTGCGACCTGCAAAGCGTTTGAATACGCTAGGAAGCTGGCGCATGAGAAGAATGAGGCAGCTGTGTTGTTGTCTGGATCGCCAAAGCGAGTGACAAGCTGCTTCTCATTGTTAATTGAAGTAACCTTAAGTGCTGGACCCCACTGGAAAATGCCTGAGTGACCGCCCGTTGACACGGATACGGCTGGGACACTTGTGGTCAAGTCAACTTCGGTGACGTATACGCCGGGTGATAGTGGGCTAAAAGGCATGTGTTGCTCCCAAAGAACGGATTAAGGGGTCTATGTGAACTATTTATAATTCACAGACACTTGCACCCTTCGATCTATTCTCTTCAATCAAAAGAGGTTGGAGGTTAGTGTAGTGGCAGGCTTCTTTGAATTGTTCTGTGTCTATTAGATCAAAGGAACTGAGGGGTTTCTTGTGGTCTATTTCCCATAGTGTGCCGTAATTTTCCCAAGCCATTCCATCTCTAAATCGAAATTCCAACCACAGAATCAATTCTGACACTGAACATCCAAGATCTTTAACGGCCGATCCTCTTTTATAACCACCCATAAGTGCGACGCAAAGTCTTGTTCTAAGGTTGCACGCAATACGGTACTGGGGATCTGTTCTCTTTCTCAAACGAGAGTAATTTCGATGCTTCTCTTTTGCTTTGTCGGTTTTGTTGTATTCTTTATTATAAGATCGTTTGTATTCTAACCAGCCCGAAGTCTGGCGATACTTGTTCAAATACTCACGTTGTTTTTGCGGATCTGCATAAGGCATGGAACTATTTATTCTCCAAAAGAAAAAGGACCCACGAAGGGTCCTTTTAGACTCACTAGCGAACGACTGAGGTTTAGTGCACTATTACAGTCAGGTGCGCGATAATGAAGCGAGCGATGGCGATCACGTAAGGGATGCTTAAGAGGACGATGATGAGATTGCGACGATCTACTGCGTCACGTTCGACACGGAGGGCGTTCAGAGTATTCAGATGATCCTTGGCCATCGTACTACGAAGACCATCATTGGCCGTCAG